CCTTCTAAATAGCTAGTAGAGAAACTAAATGCTTCTCCGCTAGTTGCTTGCGTTGCAGAAGGAAAAGTTACTGCTGGAACTCCATTAGTAACAGACCCGAAACCGCCTATTGTAGCTGCCGAATTAGAGTCTACAGTTGTAACATTATTACCGCTTATGCTATATGACGAACCAATTTTATCAGCCGTACTTGCTGCTGAAAGCGATTCAAACTTTACACTAGAGGATATAGAGTGATTCATGTCCGCATAAGCTGGTGCGGATACAAGAAATAAAAAAGGAAGTAGTTTTTTCATTTGATACCTACTTTGTTGTTTTTATTATCTACTATAGTATCTTTTTTCTTTTTTATCTGAAAACCTAGTGAAGCTGTGGAAGCTGAAAAAATCGAAGCAATAAATGTGGGGTCAAAATCTACTATTTTCTTACCAGAAGGCGGTTCATAGTATGAAAGGGATAAAAGTGTCGCCGACCACAAAAGTACGCAAACTTTAACAATGGTTTCAACTTTACTTGGTTCTTGATCTTCCATAAAACTTAAGATTCTTGTCTAATACTAGCAATTTAGCTATGTTTGGAAAGTAACACACGTTTCTTTTTATGTATAAGATTCTTAAACCAATTTTGCTTACGTTTTTAACTACGACTGCGGTTAAGAGATTGATAGTAGATTTACTGAAAACAATAGCTAAACAAACAACAAATACTTTGGATGATAAAGCAGTCGCAATTTTAGAAAAACAACTTTTTCCTCCAGTATGAAAATTACTAAATTTCTCAACATTGATATAGAACCAGCACCTCCAGAGTTGGAATTAGAAATTGAAATGCAATGTAGAGAGATTATGAAAAGTAATGATTTAGATAATATAAAAAGATATTGCACTCACATGGTTAGAAAAAAGTTTGACCAAGATATTTTTATGGCTTCTTTGTTAAATAGATTGATAGAACTAGAAGCTAATCGTGTTGTGGCAGAAATAAGAAAAGTAAAGCCTAAGAATCCTTTGAAAAAGTTTTTTCGTATTCGTTAAGATATTTTCTTTCAAAATCCTTGACTACCATAGAGTCAGTCTTATCAATCTCAAAATTAAACTTTAGAATTGCCGTACGAATATGTTCTGTTACCCAACCGCCTTGTTTTGAAACAACTTGAGCTTTGTTGCGTTCATTTATAAAAATATAATGGTCATAACCTTTTAGTTCTACATCTAAAAGATTTTTTTCTAAGTCTTTACGTCTTA